CTTTGCTGTTAATGTGCTTGTGCATCGTGATCCTCTGCGCCTGTCGTTTCCCATGTGACTGCAGTAATTACAAGTAATTACGAAGTTCGTGCGTGAAACTCGTGAGGCTGATTTGGGTTGGGGAAATGGTTAGTGTTGCAATTATGTCACAGTATAACTGTGTATTGTCCAACGTTGGACGATGCTGTTCCATTGGCAGAGCTACACGGCTTGTGGGATCATGCCATGTGATGATGCGTATGACCATCAGAGATGGTGGGTGGTAGTATTTTGTACATCGGCACTGCAACACACCCTTGGTGTGAAAATATGCCCTGTTTTTTCACTACAAGTAGTGGCAACTGATTGTGTAACAGTTGTCGTAGACAAATAAGCTGTTGATAACTAACACATCTTTGATGTGATGGTGGAATGTGGCAGTGATTGTGCTTTCACCATATATCTAGTCAGGTCTGCTTTGCAGTTTGGCCTAGATTCGGGTACGGGCAGGGGCATACGGGGGGTATACGTTATATATACATGTACTTCTACACAGATCAGTAAAATACACTGTTAACCACTTTATATACATACTGGTTTACACACATTATGTGATCACAAATCTATGGCTACTGGTAATATGTGATCACAAAACTATGTGACATATATGCAACAATGCAACACAAACAAATAAAATGGCATCACTGTACGATTTAGTATTGACATGGGGTATATAATGTGTAAAACTATGTATAGTTAGTTGGGTAGGGTCACTTAAAGTGATACACGTACAGTATACACTTACGTACATACTTAAATAATCCTTAAATATATTAACTATAAATATATAGTAAGTACACACGTACAGTGATACACTTACATATAGTAATCTGTAAATGAATATTGCCGATAGGCGAGAGATATTCGTGCATTAATAAAATTAAGTATTGACAATGGCTAAAAAATCAGTAAAACTATGTACAGATAATGTTCTTGGTGAATTTTACCGACACGTAATGGACGGTAATCTTGAGGACTTGCACATTCCCCATAGTGATGTATTCTACGTAAGGAAAGCTGTAGAGGCTCACTATGGTCGTTCCTTTACTTTGGAACACGTAGAGTGGGCTATGAAGGCAGAAGGTTGGACTGATGGTTAGGCATTGGTCATATAAAGTTAAATGGTAATATAGGAGATATACCAATGGCATTCGCAAAAGGATTTATTAGGGCTGGTAAAAAAGCAGCTAAGAAAGCTAAACAAGACCCTAAACCAAAGTTTAAGGCAGATCGTAAACTAGACAAAGAAATAGATGAACGACTAGCCAAGCAAAATAAAATTGCTAAAGATGCAGACAAGGCTAAAGCCAAAGGTGATAAACCTAAAGCTGCTCCTAAGACAAGGGTGGGTAGACCCTTTGAGCAAACTGCTGCTGAGAAAGCTGCAGATAAAGCACCCAAACCTAAGACAGATACCCGTGTAGCACGTGCTGGTGCTTTTGTAACAAATGCACAGAAAAAAGCTATTACTGATGCACCGTCTGTACAGGCGTTGACATCTCTTAAATCAAAGTTAAATAAAGAAGTAGATGCATTAAAGAATGCTACTGCTGCTGAAAAGAAAGAACGCAAAGATAAAATTGCTAAAATGATCAATGCAGCAAAGGCTAAAATAGATAAAAAAGCAGCAGATGCAGTTAAATCTAATAAACCAGATACACGTCCTGCAAGTAAAAAACCACAGAGTGCAGAAGAAAGACGTAAGGCTAAAGTGGGGGATCGCCGTAGTACAGGAACTGGTGCATGGAAAAAAGAAGGTATGGGAGACTTTACATCTTATACCAGTATGAAAAGAGCAGATGCTATTCTAAAGGCAGGTAAAGACTTACGTGCAAATAAAATTACAGAAGCTAAATATAAAGCTATTATGAGAGCTATTGGTGCAGCAGACCAAATAGAAAATACATTGAGGGCAATCAAACGAAGAGGTAAGAGTAAACCTGTATCTTTATCCCAGATGATAAAAGGGAAGCCCGACAAAGAACTAAGAAAAGGTGGCTATGTAAATTGTGGAGCATCTGTACCTGCTACACAAGGACGTAAGAGGTAAATGCCCGACCTAAGTAAGTCTAAGTTTCATACACAGGGGTACACTATTTCATCTACTTCGGCAGATGCTAGTGCTACCGTTGTGTATACTTGCCCTAATAACTTTAGTGCAATTACTAGGTATTTACATATTAGTAATAATAATAATGCTACTAAAAAAGTATACGTACAGTTTTACCATGCAGAAGATACAGCATATCATTATATTGCAAATGGCCTAAGTATGGCAGGTCACTCTGTAGCTAACCTAGTCAATGGTGGCTACTTCAATCTTCATGCAGGTGATAAGATAGTAGTATACGGTGAGACAACAAATACTATGGAAGTGTTAGTTTCTGTAGAGGAATACTTTGATCCTAACCGTTAAATGCATAACGGGCTTGCAATAATGTCTGTAGTATGGTATAACTAACTGTGTTATAACTATCTCCATAAAGGTAAGAAATACTTACCTAAACATAAAGGAGATAGAAATGTTTAAACGAATACTAAAAGCAATACAAGAAGGTCAACAACGTCGAGTACATTACTGGCAACTTCATAATATGTCTGATAGAGAACTGCGTGACATTGGAATATCACGAGCAGAGATACAAAGTAAAATATACTGTGAATAGTTTATGTGCCACATCCCTTACTAAAAATTGTCAATGGACTATACTTAATAAGGTTACTAAGTCTTCTAGCTCTTGTGAGTATGCAGTTACCGCAAGAGCAAAAGGATGAAGCACTAAGGCAGGTAAGTAGTATGTGGCTTAACCTAAGAAGATTACAAAAAGGACCATACGAACTTTGACACTCATATCTCATTTCCCTTTACCTGCCATGCCTTTCGATACGCATGTAAATATTGTATTTGAATCTGGTAAGAGTGACATTGTAGAAGTTACACGTAAGGCTGTAGATAAAAAGGCAGATGAGTATAGGTACGAGAGTATCTATGCATACCACCCTCACAATCAAAACAAACACCCAGCAGGTAAGCTGGTAGACTTTATAGTAGCATAAGGAAAGTACATGGCACATACAGTAATTGATGACTATAAGATATTCCCACGACTGATGATGTTTGTGGTTACACTACTTACATATCAATCTGTACACTGGTATATGTCTTTGCCTGACCCCACTACTGGACAGGCTGGACTTGTATCTGTATGTATGGGTGCATTAACAGGTTGCTTCGGCATCTGGATGAATAAAGAAGCTAAGAGTAGTTAATATGATACAAGCATTCATAGGACCAATATCAAGTTTAGTAGGAACATGGCTTAATGGAAAAGTTGAAACAAAGGCTGCAGAAACTAAAGCAAAGGTTGCCAGAGCCGAAGCTGAAGCACAGATTATGCTCTCTCGTGCTACAAGTGAAGCTGATTGGGAAAAGATTATGGCACAAGGTTCTCAGTCTAGTTGGAAAGACGAATGGCTAACAATTTTGTTTTCAATCCCATTAATCCTAGTCTTCGTAGGGGATTTTGGTAGAGAGATTGTAGCTAACGGATTTGTGGCTTTGGAGACAATGCCCGATTGGTATCAGTATACACTTGGAGTGATTGTAGCCGCAAGTTTTGGTGTACGTTCAGCTACCAAGTTTTTTGGAAAGAAGTAAGATGGCAGAGAAAAAACAAGTAAAACTAAAAAAGACTGCTGCAGGTGCGCAGCAAATGGGTTCTACAAAAGATTGGGAAGCCATAGTAAAACAGTTTAACAAAGACATGCACAAAGTTCACGATGGTAAAATGACAAAGGCTGAGTTTAAAAAGAAGTATGGTAAATCTGTAACAGAGGCACAGCCTATGTTGTATGCAGGTGCTGCGGCTGCTCGTGCTAGGGACGCAGAAAAAGACCCTAAGTATAAGGATCACAAAGAAGATACGGCTAAATATGAAAAGTATTGGGATAAAGATGCTAAAAAAGAAAGAAAAGATGCTAAGGCTTTGCGTGACAGGGTTAAGTCCCGTACAGGCGCAACTGACTATCGTAAGGGTGGACTGACATTAAATACTACAGATAAGAGAAAGAAGTAAGATGGCTTTTAAACTCAGTGCAAGAAGCATTAAGAAACTTGAAGGTGTAGAGAAAGACCTAGTAGCAGTTGTTATGGATGCTATTAAGTTGACTAAGGTAGACTTTGGAGTTACGTATGGTGTACGAACCCTTGCTGAACAGGAGAAGTTGTACGCATCTGGTAGATCACAGACTATGAAAAGTAAACACCTAGATGGTAGAGCAGTAGACCTAGTTGCATACTTTGGCTCAGACATCTCATGGGAACTGAATGTATATGATGACATCTGTGATGCAATGGCTGAAGCAGCTAGACGTAACAGTGTGGCAATTAAATGGGGAGCAGCTTGGTCTGAGGGAGACATTCGTATGTATCAGGGTACAGCAGAAGATGCTATGAATGCCTATGTGGATTTACGTAGATCACAATCACGTAGACCATTTATTGATGCCCCACATTTTGAAATGATGTAATATGGCTAGAGAATTAACAGAACGTCAACAAAAGTTTTTAGACATCCTTATGGATGAGGCAGGTGGTGATATTACCACTGCTAAGAAACTTGCTGGCTATTCTCCTAACACTACTAATCGTGAGATTACAAATAGTTTGAAAGAGGAGATACTAGATGTTACCCACACTTATCTGGCACGTAACGTGCCTAAAGCTGCAATGGCAATGGTTGGAGCTTTGTATGACCCAACTGAGCTAGGCATTCGTGACAAGATGGCAGCAGCCAAAGAACTACTAGATCGTACTGGCCTAGTAAAAACAGAGAAGATGCAAGTAGAAGCAAAGGGTGGTGTAATGCTTATGCCCCCAAAACAATCACAGGATGAAGATGACTAAACCACTAGGTACGTGGAAGCTACCCCAACCAACAGACCTACAAGAAGACAATGAATGGGTTCCAATCCCACGTGTTGCAAGAACAGTTCCCTTTGGTTACGAATTAGACCCAAATGATGACGGAATACTCTTGCCAATTGATCACGAACTTGATATGCTTATGCAAGCAAAGAAATACTTGAAACAGTATTCTTATCGTGAAGTAGCTAACTGGCTCACACGAAATACGGGCAGAGACATATCACATGTTGGATTAAAGAAACGGTTGGACAATGAACGAAGAAGAAAAAACAAAGCTGGAAGCCTACGCAGATGGGCAGACTATGCGAAAAAGGCAATCGCCAAAGCGGAAGAAATCGAACGTACAAGGCTCGGTGCAAAAGCCCAAGACAACGAAACGCAAGAAACCAGCGCAGCCTAAACCTGCTGTAATAGTTGAAGAGTTAGCACCAGTAGAAGAACAGCACAATGTTATCTTCAAACCTAATACTGGACCACAGACTGACTTCCTAGCTGCAGGTGAACGTGAAGTACTATACGGTGGCTCTGCAGGTGGTGGTAAATCATACGCAATGTTGGCAGACCCTTTACGTTTTATGGGGCATCCAGCTTTTTCAGGTTTGCTATTGCGGCATACTACAGAAGAACTAAGGGAACTTGTATTTAAGTCTCAAGAAATGTATCCTAAGATATGGCCCGGTATTAAGTGGTCAGAACGTAAGATGCAGTGGACTGCACCCTCTGGTGCTAGACTGTGGATGTCCTACCTAGATAGGGAAGATGACGTACTAAGATACCAAGGTCTTGCATTTAGTTGGATAGGCTTTGACGAACTTACCCAGTGGCCTACCCCCTTTGCTTGGAACTATATGAGGAGTCGCTTGAGATCGACAGCACACGATCTTCCTGTATATATGAGAGCTACTACTAACCCCGGAGGTAGAGGACATCATTGGGTTAAAAAGATGTTTATTGATCCTGCCCCACATGGTACACCGTTTGATGCAACAGACATTGAAACAACTGAAGTATTACGTTATCCTGCTGGACACGCAAAAGCTGGTAAACCTTTATTCAAACGTAGGTTTATACCTGCCCGTCTTTCCGATAATCCTTACCTAGCAGAACAGGGTGATTATGAGGCAATGCTTCTGTCACTACCAGAGCAACAACGTAGGCAGTTACTTGAAGGTGATTGGGATATTAAAGAGGGCGCAGCCTTTACAGAGTTTGACAGAAGGATACACGTAGTTGAACCATTTAATATCCCCAGTAACTGGATTAAGTTTAGGGCATGTGACTACGGGTATGGAAGTAAATCTGGTGTGGTATGGTTTGCCATAACCCCCAATGAACAACTAGTAGTTTATAGAGAGTTATACGTAAGTAAAGTTCTTGCTACAGATTTAGCAGACATGGTACTAGACCTAGAGGCAGAAGATGGAAACATTAAATACGGAGTTCTGGACTCTTCTCTTTGGCATAAGCGTGGTGATACTGGCCCTAGTCTCGCTGAACAAATGATTATGAGAGGCTGTAGGTGGAGGCCATCAGATAGATCAAAAGGTTCAAGGGTATCGGGCAAGAACGAAATACACAGACGATTACAGGTAGATGAGTTTACAGAAGAACCACGGCTAGTCTTTTTTGATAACTGTGTTAATATAATATCTCAACTACCTGCACTACCTATTGACAAAAAGAATCCAGAAGACATTGACACATTAGCAGAAGACCACTTGTACGATGCATTACGTTATGGTATAATGTCAAGACCAAGATATAGTATATTTGATTTTGACACACAGGGTAGTTATTCAGGCGGTATGAGAGTGGCAGATGCTACATTTGGTTATTAACGGCACTGCCGTAATTACGCCTATGGCGAAGGAAAAATAAATGGCAGAAGAAAACGAAGGTTTTATTGAGGACGATGCGATTGTCTTAGCTGATAGTGATGACTCAGGTGTAGATGATGTAGATACCTCTAACATAATTCCATTTATTATGGAAAAGTATAATCGTGCTGATGACTACCGACAACAGGATGAAGAACGTTGGCTACGTGCATATCGCAACTATCGTGGTCTATACGGTTCTGATGTGCAGTTTACAGAAGCTGAAAAGTCAAGAGTATTTATTAAAGTAACTAAAACTAAAACACTTGCTGCGTATGGTCAGATTGTAGACGTATTATTTGCTGGACAAAAGTTTCCACTAACAGTTGATCCTACAGAACTTCCTGACGGCGTAGTGGCAGATGTAAACTTTGACCCTAAAGAACCAGAGCAGTTAAAACAGTCTGGCTTAGACGAAGTTGTAAATCCGTATGGCTACAGAGGTGACGGTAAAGAACTACCTGCAGGTGCTACTGCTAGAACATTAGCTGATAGCCTTGGCCCACTAGGGGATAAACTAAAAGATATTGATGGTGTACGTGAGGGTGTAGGTAAAACCCCTACTGCAATTACATTTAGTCCAGCTATGGTAGCTGCTAAGATGATGCAAAAGAAAATACATGATCAGCTAGAGGAATCTAGTGCAAGTAAACACCTACGTAGTACTGCCTTTGAAATGGCTTTATTTGGTACTGGCGTAATGAAAGGTCCATTTGCTGTAGATAAGGAATACCCTAACTGGGGAGAAGACGGTGAGTATTCACCCACTATGAAAACTATTCCTCAAGTATCCCATGTATCTGTTTGGAACTTTTACCCAGACCCAGATGCAAACAATATGGATGAAGCTCAGTTTGTTATTGAACGTCATAAGATGTCACGTACACAATTACGTGGATTAAAAAGGCGACCACACTTTAGACCTTCTGTGATTGATGAAGCAGTTCAACTAGGGGAAAACTACAGTAACGAATCTTGGGAAGCTGACTTGTCTGACTATGCACCAGAGCATGGTGTTGAACGTTATGAAGTTCTTGAGTATTGGGGTATGTGTGATACCGACATGCTTATGGAACAAGGCGTAGATATACCAAGTGAACTGCAAGATGTAGATGAGTTGCAAGCAAACATCTGGATTTGTAATGGTAAACTTCTGCGTATGGTACTTAATCCATTTAAACCTGCTCGTATTCCTTATATGGCTGCACCCTATGAACTTAACCCATACTCATTCTTTGGGGTAGGTATTGCAGAGAATATGGATGATACCCAAACTCTTATGAATGGGTTTATGCGAATGGCTGTTGACAATGCTGTATTATCTGGTAATCTTTTAATTGAAGTAGATGAAACTAACCTAGTGCCGGGACAAGACCTATCAGTGTACCCCGGCAAAGTATTTAGGAGACAGGGTGGAGCACCGGGCCAAGCTATCTTTGGTACTAAGTTTCCTAACGTTGCTGCAGAAAACTTACAGCTATTTGATAAGGCACGAGTACTGGCAGATGAGTCTACAGGTTTCCCTTCCTTTGCACATGGACAGACAGGTGTTTCTGGTGTAGGCCGTACTGCTTCTGGTATTAGTATGCTTATGGGTGCTGCACAGGGTGGCATCAAGAACGTTATTAAGAATGTAGATGATTACTTACTACGCCCTCTTGGTGAGGGACTATTTAGATTTAATATGCAGTTTGACTTTGATCCCAACATCAAAGGAGACTTAGAAGTAAAGGCACGTGGTACAGAAAGTCTTATGGCTAATGAAGTACGCAGCCAACGTTTGATGCAGTTTATGCAAATATCTTCTAATCAAGCACTTGCACCTTTTGCAAAATTCCAGTATATTATCAGAGAGATTGCAAAGTCTCTTGACCTTGACCCTGACAAAGTAACTAACAACATGGATGAGGCAGCTATTCAGGCTGAACTTATGAAGGGCTTTCAACAGCAGCAACCCCCTGAAGGACAAGCACCAGCAGGTGCAAACCCAGCAGACCCAACAGGTGCAGGTGGTGGCACTATAGGTACAGGACAAGTTCCAGTACCACAGGAACAAGGATTTAGTGGAAATGAGCAAGGAGCAGTTGAGCAGTCTCAAGGGTCTGGTGAACAACCACCAGCAATGGGAACAGTTCAGTAAATATTTAGATACAGTAATAGCACAGCAGCATCGTGCTATGGAACAATCTGATAACAGTATTGCTATGTATAGAGCACAGGGTGCAATATATCAATTACGTAGATTACAATTACTACGAGATGAGGTTTTAAAACATGGGTCTTCTTAGTTCTGGTATAAAGGCAGCACGTACAGCTACTCGTTCTGTACCTAAACGAGAAATGAATCCTTTAGTTAAACGTAAAGAAAAAGAACTTACAAAAAAAATAAATGAAGAAAACTCAACTTCTAAGGGTGCTCAAACGATAGGAAAAATGTATTCACCTATTGTGTCTACTGCAGAGCAAATGGATATTGGTTTAAAAGGAACTAAAGGAGAAAACATAGAAGGGTTTTTACGTAAACGTGCTCCTAATGTTACAGAAGCAGAAAAACAATTTTACGAACTTAACCTTGAACCACAACAAAAGTATACACGTGATGAAATACTTGACAACTTAAAAGGCACAAACAAAGAGTATACTATACGTAAAGAAAGCCGTGCAGAAGTAGGTGATGAGTTAAACTGGCAACGTGAGCAACGTCAACCTATTATTGCAAAGGTAGAAACTTACGAAGAACTTACTGTAGACGCAGACAAAGGTAGTATTCCACTAGGAGAAGAAGTAACGCATTTTAGTCCTGAAACAGTAGTACACACACGTTTATCTGTAATTAGACCTTTTGATGAACCTGATTATAAAGCAGTTCTTGTAGAAGAAATACAAAGTGATGTGTATAAAATTGCTGGTTTAACAGACGAACAAATGTCTACAATATACGATAAAAGACATACACCTTTTAGTGGTGAGATAGAAGAAATAAATCGTACTCAGTCAGCCTTAAAGTGGCATAAACAGGATATTGACCTTTATGGAGAAGAATATGGTCTATTTGTAGACAACGAAAAAGGTCTTGCTGCCGTACTTAATGCGTTTGATAAACTAGAAAAATTGGAGTCTAATACACGTGTACAAAGTGTATTAGAGAATGGTAGACGTAACATACGTGAAGAAACTAGATTAAGACTAAAAGATGCTGGAATTATTGTGAATGCTAAAGACAATAATGACTTAATAGAAAAAGCCTTTAGATATATATTAAAATTAGATGAAACAAATATTGATCCTGATGAAATGGAAATGATGGGTGGGTTAACTGATCTCTTTGACACTGGAGCAGATGAAGTTATCCCTTCAATTATGAAAAGATTTAATAGACAACTAAAAGATAATATAGATATTAATAAAGGATACGAAGGGTATACGTCTGGTATTGATCCTAGAAAAGCTATGCCAGTAAAAACAAAAACAGATGTAGTTCGTAAAGGCATCCTAGCTAACATCGCATATGCAAAAGAAAATGGCATTAACAAAATCCTTATACCTAGCTACAAAGAAATTGCAGCACAACGAGTTTCTACATTTAGTTCTATTGCACATACCATAAAAGACCAAAAGACTGCAGAAAAATATATAAAACTTTATAGTGCCAACTATGAAGATGCAGCAAACGAAGTAGCCCAAAAATATTTTGAAAAAGTATTTAAACCAATCTATGAAGATGCTTTGTCAAAAGTATTACGAACATTAATGAAAGAAACAAAAGGGCAAATTAAAGTAGGTAAAAAAACTATGCCGTACAGAGGTGTGTTGCAAAATAAACAAGAAGTGAAAACCCTTACAGAAATAGACATTACTGACTTTGAGTATGACCCAAAAACAGATACTTTTAGATTTAAAGAAGGTGGTGTGGTAGGTACAAAAACAAATAAAAAAACACAGGCAGGAAGGGATGTATATGAAACTCCTGAAGGTGAAATGGTGTCTGAAAAATCTACTACTTTTAAATACAAAGGTCAGTGGATAAATATTCCTAGTATACACGAGGGTCATAGATACGACGATGATACACTAATACTTATGTTAGAAGCAGGTCTTATTGAGCCTACTAGTGTACATAAAAATAAAGAAGAAGCAGAGCAAGCTGCACGTAAACGCAGTGATAGTTTAAAATTTAACCAAGGTGGAACTCCAATGCTAGAACAACAAATGGAACTTTTTGAAGATGGTGGCCTTAGAGATGAGGGCGGTGAAGTAGATGAAGTATCTGGGAATGAAGTTCCTATTGGTGGGACTAAGGAGGGTGTTCGTGACGATGTACCTGCTTTGGTTAGTAAAGGTGAGTTTGTTTTTCCTGAAGATGTAACACGGTACATTGGTCTAGATAAACTAATGCAAATGCGTCAAGAAGCTAAGATGGGTTTGAAACGTATGGATGCTATGGGTCAAATGGGTAATGGTGATGAAGCCACTATGCCTGACGATATGCCATTTGGTATGGCTGATCTTATTGTAGTTGCTGGTGATACTGGTGAAGAACTAGAGATGGCAGAGGGTGGGTTTGTAACACGTCCAACTACAGCTACACGTACCCAGCCACAGCAACAACCAACATATACACAACCGCCTGTAGAACGTCCACCTGAGTTTCGTAGTACACGTGCCTTAACACCTGCTATTGAACAACCTCAACGTTCTGCTATTAGCTTTAAAGACCTTATGGATGAAGCATTCCTTGAATTTAAAGAATACCGTAATGAACAAGGTCAATCTTTATTTGTTGCATTTATTGGAGATAAACCCGTATATAATATTCCTGCTGGATACACATTATATGATCCAGAAGCTGTAGGCGAAGAACCAAATGAAACTGTAGAAGAAGTAAATGAAGCACTAAAGCAAACACCACCAGAACCAGATAAAGTAGATTCTGGTTTTACCCCTGATCTTAGAAGTGAGTTTCAACGAGCAGGTAGCTGGGACGGTGCTTCATTAGATATGTATATTAAAGAAGCATCTAAGTTTACAAACGGTTCTACTTCTGCTGCTACAGGTTTAATGGGTGCAATTGGTGGGCCAATACTAGGTGGTGCTATGTATCTTGGTACAAAGATGCAAAAGAAGAAAATACTTGAAACTATAGATGCACGTATTGAAGAAGCTAGAGGTACACCTATTGCTGGTCAAGTAGCTGCATTACAAGAAATTAAAAAACAATTAGAAGAAGGTGGCGGTGGCCTACTAGATAGTGTTGTTAATGTAGTAACTAATATTTTTGCTCCAGAAGAAGTTAAAACAAAAGCAACAAATGCGGCTAATGTTGATGCAAGTGAATCTGCTACTGTAACTACTGATGCTGTTGTAGCTGCCGTATCCCCACAAATAGTATCTACTCGACCTTCTTATGCAACTATGGATGTAGGTGAAGCTGGACGTGGTACATCTACTACTCCACCACCAGTTTCTGACCCATCTGGTCCAGCAGCCGCCGAAGCTACATTCGGTGCTCCATTAAGTGATAAGACTCCCCCACCAGTAGATGAATTAGTTTTTACTCCTACAATACCACAACAAACACAAACCTTTGCGCCAGTAAAGGGTGATAGGGCAGGAGTAATAACAGGCCCACCTATTTCTACAACAGATCAACCTGCATTTTTATCTGATGTACCAGTAGCAGGTGATAGGGCAAGAGTTTTATGGCAAACTACACCTTATGATGGTGTTTCACCAAACACAAAAGGAACAGCAGGTAATAGGGCAGGAGTATTGACACCAAGTAATATACAGCCACGAGACCCTTATGCAGGTTTAGATAAATACCCACTCCCCCCACCAGCACCTATATCTGGACCAAAACAATCTGAATTAGCTGGTGGTGTAGCAACTGTACCACAACAAACATACACATCTACTGGTGCTCAGATGCAAGCTAGTCAAAAAGCATTGCAAGATGTTGCTCCCATATTACCCGATTCTGCTCCTATGTTAGAACCGTATGAACCTGCACCTATTACAACGGGAATAGGTTACGATACAAGTTTAGGTCAAGACACATCTTCTTATGCAGTAACACCAGAACAAGTTGCATATAGTACTAGTGTGAGTAAAGGACAAGAAGACCCATACGATCCTAGAGGTATATTGCCTGTATCTGAACAGGTAACAAGAGCACAACCTGTGACTGTACAAGCACAGGTAGAAGCACCTAGTATGGCTATGCCTGATGCTTTTGTAAAACCGTTGCCAGTACCTAGTAGGAGAACTTCTGAAGCCGCAATTATACCCCCTATGACTGTAAAACCACCTCTTATTGGTTCAACACAACTTGATACAGATTTTTTAACTCCTACTGTAGATACTACAGGTGGTGCTCAGATAAGGACAGATAGAGGTTTTGTACCCACTAATGTAGCTGACCCTGCCGCAACAGCAGAAACAGTTAAGCCTGTTAGTGAGGTAGCTACAGATAGAGGTTACGTACCCACTAATGTAGCTGATCCTGCTATTACTGTAGATACTAGTGGTGACTATGCTGATCCTCGTGGTCGTGAGCAACTACCAAGTGTAGAACAAAAATTAAGTAGTTTGCGTCCTGATGAAACATCTTTACGGCCTAAAGCTAGACCTACTGTGACAGAAAAACGTGCAGCTAAAGTTCCTGCTGTTAAAAAAGTAGAAAAACCAAAGGGTAAATACAATCCTGCAGATTCACCTTTAGCTGCTGGTTTTAAAGGTAATAAACTTTCTATTAAAGAACAAAAAGTATTTGACAACTCTATTGATCGAGGCGATGATGCACTCACAAATCACTATGCTGCGATTAATAGACTACGTAATAAACAAGATGCCTTTGCAGAGGGTGGATTTAATCGTGCTGAAGGTGCAGCTATGGGGCTGTCTAGTTATGATATGGAACAGGCTGAAAAGTTTGGTGGTAGTATGCAAACTGCCATTGATAAAGGCACACACGTACGTCAAAAAAACCCATTTAAAGAACCACGTAAAGTTACAAAAGATAAACCTGCTGGTTCACAAAAGAGTGATGAAAAAGAAGATAGTGGTTGTGTAATTGCTACACACGGTATTTCTACAGGCGGCTTTAGTTTAATGGATAAAGCAAAAGCAGAAATATGGTGTGAACGTACCTATCATGGTAAATGGTATGGTGAAGCATTTAGACGTGGGTATCGTTATGCAGGTACTAGAGCTATAGAAAAAGGTAAAGCAAGAGAACACTACCAAGAGTTTAAAGACTTTGTTGCATATGGTCGTGGCTTAAAGAAAGATTGGAAGTCTTCAATTAACTACTATAAACGTACTATTCAATTCTTTTTAACTGGACTTTTTGTAAAAGAGGATATATAATGGACAGACTTGAACAATACTTTGATAGTATTATTGATAACTACAACACACTAAATGACGAAGAAAAAGATGCTATTCGTGGTATGAAAGGTACTGCAGAAGGTAATATCTTACGTAAAGTTTTAGGACCAGAAATAGGCACATTTGACTTTAAAGAAAAAAGTAAACCTATGGCAATGCCTAAGAAACGTGGTCTAGCTACACGATAAATTTGCTAGATATGCTGGCTACTCACCCCCCATCCAACATGGCTACGGTGGCCCTAGTTCAAGGAAACATAATGCCCGATACTATTATGGCTGAAGAAGTGCAGCCCGAAAAGAAAACAGCTTTCGCAAATCGTAAGTATACTAACGAAGAACGAATCAAAAAAGAAGAAGAAGAATTAGAACAACTTATTGCAGAACAAAAAGGTGAAGCTAAAGAGGAAGAGCCTCAAGAAGCTGAACCAACTAATGCAGAAGAGAAAAGTTTTAAAAAACGTTATGGTGATCTTCGTCGCCATATGCAAGAAAAAGAAAAGTCTTGGGAAGAAAAGTTTACTAAACTTGAAGGCCAGTTACAAGACGTAACACGTAAAGAGATTAAACTACCTAAGTCTGACGAAGACATTGAGGCTTGGGCTACACAGTATCCAGATGTAGCAGCTATTGTAGAAACCATTGCAATTAAAAAGGCACGTGAACAAGCTGCTGGATTAGAAGATCGTGTAAAAGAGATTGATGAGATGAAAGCAACTGCATCTCGTGAGAAAGCTGAAGTCGAGCTTATGAAAGCACACCCTGACTTTGGTGAAATTCGTGATAGTGATGCATTCCACGAGTGGGCAGAAGAGCAGCCTAAGTGGGTGCAAGATGCACTATACGAAAATGATAATGATTCACGTTCTGCTGCTAGGGCAATTGATTTGTACAAAGCAGATATGAACATTAAGACAAAGAAACCTGCCAGCAATAAAGATGCTGCACGTTCTGTGAATAGTCGTAATAATAGAAGTCAACCTGATACCGATAATGACACGGCGGTATTTAAAGAGAGTGATGTAAATAAAATGTCACCTCAACAGTACGAAAAGGCTGCTGATGCAATCATGGAATCTATTCGTACAGGTAAATTTATTTACGATATGTCGGGTTCAGCCCGATAAAAGGTATTGACATATAATATATTTATGATATAACTATGTGTACAATCTAATGGTGTGACCCCTTTATGGAATACTCGCACCATTAAATACTCTTAGCAAACAACAATAGCTTTCGGACAACCTAATGTCTTATGGCCCATTTGATGGAAGGTAGGCCAACTTTCCTAATAATGCACCCTACTAGAATTAGCCTCTGTATAAGTAACTTGAAGGTTTGCATCTGTGTCTCAATGCTAAAGGAGAATTAAAATGGCATTTTCGACAGCTTCTGGTCATGGAAACCTACCTAATGGTAATTTCTCGCCAGTTATCTACAGCAAACAGGTGCAACTTGCATTCCGCAAAGCATCTGTTGCCGAGGCAATCACAAACTCTGACTATTTCGGAGAGATTGCAAACATGGGTGACTCAGTAAAAATCATCAAAGAACCTGAAATCACCGTAAAAGAATACGCACGTGGTACAACTATCACACCACAAGACTTGGATGATGAAGACTTTTCATTGACCATCGACAAAGCAAACTACTTTGCCTTTAAAGTCGATGACATTGAGGAAGCCCACTCTCATGTAAACTTCCAAAGCCTTGCAAGTGATCGTGCTGCGTATCGTTTGTCAGATCAGTTTGACCAAGACGTTCTTGGTTATCTAACTGGTTTTAAACAATCAGCACTACACGGTACACCAGACACAGTTAACACTACTGTTAATGGTTCTAAGGCCGTTTCAACTGCAGGATCAGACGAGTTGTTGTCTTCAATGAAAATTGATGCTAATGACTTTGGTGGTTCAGCAGGTGATGCACTTGCACTTCAGCCTCGTACTGGTGGTGCAACTGACTCAACTCCTGCTGCTGGTGACACATTCCCATTGACTGTGATTGCACGTATGTCTCGTCTTCTTGACCAGCAAAACGTGGACTCACAAGGTCGTTGGCTTGTTGTTGATCCAGTATTTATGGAACTGCTGAAAGATGAGGACTCCCGTTTGTTTAACGCAGACTTTGGTGGTTCTGGTCTTCAGAATGGTCAAATCGGAACTAAGATTCACGGATTTACCTGTTATACGTCTAACAACCTTCCTACCGTTGGTACTGGTCCTTCCTTTACTGGAACGAACTCATCTACTAGCTATGGCATGATTGTTGCTGGACATGATTCTGCTGTCGCAACTGCGGAGCAAATCAACAAAACAGAAACATACCGTGACCCAGATTCATTTGCCGACATTGTTCGGGGTATGCATCTATATGGCCGCAAGATTCTTCGCCCAGAAGCTCTTGTGAATGCTAAGTATCACTTGGCATAAGGGGAGGATTGAAACATGGCACTTGGTGATAACACCCTTCGTTCAGCCGCAGGTAACTCGCAGCGTGGACGTAACCCCTACATGGTTCAAACTACCTTGAATTGGGCTACAGCTTTGTCAGACAAAGGTTCTGCTCTTGCAGCTTCCGATGTCGTTCCTGTCATTGCTGTACCTAAAGGTACTATGGTCCTTAATGCAGGTATCGAAGTTGAAACCGCATCCGATGGTTCTACTTTTACAGTAGACTTGGGTATGGTTGATGCTGACGTATTTGTTGATGGTTTCGATGCTACATCTGCAGCAGCAGTAGTCGCACAGAACCCTGCAGCATATCAGCCCGTAATGGCTGTTGCTGATGACAACATTGATGTAACAATTGCTACCCTATCAGGTGGTGCTGTTTCATCAGGTAAGTTCCGTGTTTGGGCAGTCCTAATGGATTGTACAGACATGGGTGACACGTCTGCTAATGAAGTAGATCGTGATACACTTGCCTAATAAATAACTACCAAGGGGCTGCTTTCGGGTAGCCCCTTAGTCACATTTAACTTGAAAGTATCTTATGGCATATACATATCTTGATCTTACAAACGAAGTTATTTCTCGTTTTAATGAAGTTACGTTGACCTCTTCAGGCTTTACTGCTGCAAGGGGCTTTCAAGTTCAATGTCAAAATGCAGTCAATGACGCAATAGAATATATAAACACAAGTGAGTACTCGTGGCCTTTTAATCACAATACAGAAAGTGATACTCTTGTGGCAGGTACTACACGTTACGCAATAGCTACTACTGCTAAACACGTAGACTACGATACGTTTAGATTAATTAAAGATGATTCATTAAGCTGTTCTGGTGGTAGTCTAAAAGAGCTAGACTATAAATCCTACTTAGATAATCATATAGCACAAGAAGATACCACAGGTGTGGGGAGTATTCCTAAGTATGTGTTTAGGACACCAGATAATAAGTATGGTTTATATCCGTATCCAGATAAAGCATATGCTTTAAAGTATGAGTATTATGCAAACTCTACTTCTTTATCTGCTGCAAGTGATGTACCTGCTATACCTGAACAATACCGTTCTGTAATTGTTGATGGTGCTACGGCATATGGTTATCAGTATCGTGGTGAAACAAATCAATACCAATTAAACTTTCAACGTTTTGAGGCTGGAATAAAACACATGAGAAGTTTACTTGTAAATAGAACTGTTTATATTAGGTCAACTGCGTTAAACCGTTATCCAAACGCAAGTAAGTTTATATAAGGTAAAGTATGCCAGATCAATCAGGCCTTAATCCATTTGTATTTCCACTAGAGGGTGGCTTAGTTCTTGACCGTTCTACATTCTCTATGCAACCCGGCATGGCATTAGAGTTAGAAAACTTTGAGCCTGACGTTGGTGGTGGGTATAGACGAATAAACGGATATACTAAGTGGAATACTAACATAGTACCACAAACCTCTGCCTCTACTGAAGCAGTACTAATGT